CCCAAACTCTATCTTGGATAGACTTTTCAACCTTTACAGGTTTATTAACTGTTTGAGCAGCAATAGAGGAAATTATAACAGAATTTACGTCAAAATTTAAAATTTCAGCAAACCTTTCTTTGATCCAAACGTCTTTATCTAAATCTGCTCCTCTAGATTTCATCCTACAGACAAAACCCAAATTTTTGAACAAATCTTCAGAAGAAGAAGACAATTTTTCCAAATCAGATTTTGCGAATTTCTCAGATTTTGCATAATCTATAGCATATTTCTTGGAGTCTTTCCAATCCTTTTGATTGGCGTACCAAGATAATGCTCTAGGGACAGAGATTTCGTTTTTATCGCCCCAAGTAGGTTCATCACCAATAAACAGGGATTCTACATTTACACTAATTCTGGGTTTATCCTTTTTCATTTAAAGATTTCATCACTTTTTTATAAACATCATTAACAAATCTGGTTGAAGATTTAGTTTTCTTTACAACCAAGCCAAAAAATCCACACTGAACCAAATGACTGACATAAACATATGGATCAGTTAAAACCGCAACAAAATTATCTGGATGATATATGTTACCATATTTGTCGCTTTTATATATCATTATATGATATAAATGATGCCCAGCATTACTTATTTCGTATTTTGATTTCTTTTGATAATTAAACCCTGACATTGTCAAGTCAAAATTTTGTGTTGGAAGGAAGGTTATCCCATCTGGGTCTTCTTCAAAAATTTTCTTTATAACTTCTTTAGGTTTCATCATATAATATTTTGCTCAAAAAGTAAACTATTTTTTAATTAAGTGTGATCTTCTCACTCTTGCCATGATCCATTCATTGTAATATTCTTCTGGTTTCAAAAGAACATCGAACTCGAATTGGTATTTGGTTTCCCAGTAAGTACATTCAGATTTAGATTTACACAATTTCAATATTTCTCTTTTAAAATTGTCTTCTCCACAACCAGAAACTTCTTCTTTTAAAGTTTCTGAAGAACCGAAATAACATTTCCAATCAGATTCTGCTAGATAACCCTTTCGCTTTCCTTTAACTGTTTTGTATTTTTTAAAGTAAAATTGTTTTTTTCCAATATATTTTTTATTATTAGAAATATTGGTTATTATATAAACAAATCCCCAGTAGTCCTGGGGATCTTCGAAAGGTTCTTTATCATACAACCAAGACATGGGATTAATCCCACATTTCTTCTTGAGAAATATAATCTTCTTCTTCCGGGATGTCTTCTTCTATCGTTTCTATTATTTCGCCACAAAAGGGGCAAAATACTTCTTCATGATCTTTTACTAAATTTTCATTAAAAGATAAAGAAAAATCCGAATCACAATTGTCGCATAGGGTTGAAATAACTTTTTTCATACAAATAATTCCTTTTAAAAATGAAATTATTTATATACATTTTACTCAAGCCCATACATCTTTCCAACCACCGCTTAAAGCACCCTTTGCGTAGGCAGTAGCTCTATTTTCAAAGAAATTTGTGTGCTGTGGAGCAGAAATCATTTCGTCTACCCAAGGAAGCGGATTCTTTTTAACTTTAAAAACACCTTTCAGCCCCATAGAAATAAGTCTACGATCACAAATATATCGGATGTATTTCTTTAAATCTTCAATATTCAACCCTTCGCATTCACCCATATCATAACAAATATCAATGAAAGCGTCTTCTAACTCTACCATTTTTTCAGCTATTGAGTATAATTCTGATTTAAGTTCGTCGTTCCAAATGTCCCGATTTTCTTCGATAAAAATACGAAATACTTTTATCATTGCTTCGCAATGAAGTTGTTCGTCAAGGATAGACCAAGAAATAATCTGACCCATTCCTTTCATTTTACCCCTTCTTGGGAAATTCAAAAGCATTACAAAAGAACTGAATAATTGCATACCTTCAGTAAATGCAGAAAATAAAGCAATTTGTTGAGCAATACGTTTAGTATCTAAACCAACAAAAGATTCAATATAATCATGCTTATTTTTCATAGCATCATACTTTAAAAATTCTGTATATGTGGATTCCGGCATCCCTAGAGTTTCAATTAAATGAGAATAGGCGGCAATATGAACTGCTTCCCTAGCAGCAAAACTTAACAACATCATCCTAAGTTCTGGTTGTTGAAGAATAGGTAAATAATTTTTTACATACCCTCCAGCAACATCAATATCGGATTGAGTAAAAAACCTAAAAATATTAGTTAAAAAACTCTTTTCTTTTTCTGTTACATTATTTTGCCAGTCTTTAATGTCTTGAACTAATTCTACTTCAGTGTGAATCCAATGCATACGTTCGTGATTCAACCAATACTCATAAAATTCTGGATGAGTAAACGGTTTGAATGTTGTTCTAGTATCTGTTAATTTTAACTTTCTTTTTACCATATTATTTTACCTTATGTTTTTAATCATATTCTTTTTAGTTATTCCTCTTTTAAAATTTTCTCCAGGCGACGCACAACTTCTTATATTAAGAATACCATCAGTCCACCAAAAAGTTCCTTTTTTGAAATTGTGAGTTTCTGGATATCTTTTGCAAGGGTTATTTTGCCCTTTCATTCTTTCAGAAATTCTTTTTCGTTCATTAATTGTAGGAACATTCGGTTTTATTAATCCTTCAACAAATTTTCTTTTTCTACTATTTCTCATCTTTTCTATGTTTTTTTCATTTTTCATAGGATTATTTTCTCTCATACATTGAGAAATATTTTTTCTAGAAATTTCATAATATTTTGAACTCGGAATATGTCTTTTATGATTTTCGTTTTCCAATAACATCATATTAAAAGCAAACATTATTTTATGATTATTTTTATAAATTTTTGTTAATGGTAAATGAGCGATAAAATGTTCCCTTGGAGTTAATTTTGTTAAATTTTCCGAAGAATCAGTTCCACCTAAACATCTTGGTACTATGTGATGTGTCTCAAAAACTTCTACACAAGTTCTTTCCAACTTGCCAACAAAACATAATTTGTCATATATTTTTAAATAATTCATTTTTATGAACTACAAGCCAAACATTCTTCACCAGAAATAATATCCTGAAGGTTGATTTCTTCAATAATATTTCTTTCAATTTGTTTAGAGACTTTATCAGATTTCTTTAAGCTATCAGAACGGCAATAATATAACGTTGGTAATTTTTCTTTCCAAGCTTTAAAATGAACCGCATGAAGGTATTTAATATGCGCGTCTGGTCTGAAAAATAAGTTCAACGACTGAGTTTGGTCAATAAACTTTTGTCTATCCGCAGCAAAATCCACTACCCAACGTTGATCAATTTCCATCGCAGTTTTGAATACTTCTTTTTCTTCATCAGTAAACATATCCATATGTTGTATAGAACCGTCATTAGAAATAATATCCAACCAAATAGAATCGTAGTCTAGTTTGGAGTTACCCTTTATCTTTTCTTTAATTAACTCGTCGAGTACGTGATTCTTGTTCAAATGAGAACCGGACATAGTATCTTGACGATAAGCATTTGCTCTAATAGGTTCAATAGAAGGGGAAATATTACCCATAATAATAGAAGTAGAAGCAGTAGGAGCAATCGCCATTAAATGACTAAACCTTTGATAATATAGTTTTTCTCCAATAACCCCTTCTTCAAAATCCGGACAATTTCCTCTTTCAAACCCTAATTCTTTATTAGCTTGATCTAAATGAGTTCTAATATTCTTAAATATCTGCATATTCCTGGATTTTGCCATAGCACATTCAAAAGGAATACTATTTTGTTGCAGATAAGTATGAAATCCTAGCGTTCCAATACCAATTGCTCTTTCTCTCATTGCTGAATATTTTGCTCTTGAAATTGCTTCTGGAGCATTATCAATAAAAGTTGTTAGTACATTATCCAACATTTCCGCAACGTCACGAAAGAATTGATAATTATCTTTAAAATCATCATAATATCTTAGATTAACCGAAGACAAACAACAAACCGCAGTTCTTTCGTGGTCAGTTGGAAGTAAAATCTCGCTGCAGATGTTGGATTGTTTTATACTTAAACCAAGCTTCTTTTGGAACTCTGGCATTTGTTCGTTAGCAGTATCAATAAACAATATATATGGTTCGCCAGTTTGCATTCTTAATTCAATAATCTTTTGCCAAAGTTCTTTTGCAGAAACAGTTTCTTTTATTTTGTCTGGATTATGGGTATCATAAAGGTTCCAAGAATCATCAAAGTCCGGGTCAATCATAGATTGCTCAATAATATTCATGAACTTATCAGTAAGGATAATACCATGATGGAGGTTAAGACACTTTACGTTTTGGTCTCCGGTGGGCTTACGCATTTCAAGAAACATCATAACGTCTGGATGATCTATTCTTAGATAAGCAGCATAAGAACCGCGACGAGTCTTACCTTGACGATATGCTAAACAAGAAGCGTCATAGATTTTTAGGTGGGGCATAACTCCAACGCTTTTATCGTCTGCGGAGCGAATATCAACACCAATACCAACACCACCGCCAAGCATTGAGAGGGTATTAACTTCAGAAAGGGTATCTACAAGACCAGAAGAAGAGTCTTGCATGTAAGAAAGGAAGCAATTATGGACAACAAGTTTACTCCTTCCAACCGTAAATGTTGGATTATTTTTTACTTGAATATCATAAACTTTTTTAGAAATATCAAGTTTTTTTAAACTAAAATTCATTTTTTTACCTTTTATCTACTATATAAATTAAAAAACAACTAAATATATTTATTTAGAGGAATTAAACTTTGGAAATCTTATCAATTTTGAATTCAAAATCAAACAACTACCACTACTTATTAAAGTATTATAACTTCATCAACAAATGCACAGAAATAAATGCCACAAAAACCCAGGAAGAATTAGTTTATGTAGAAAATCATCACATTTTACCAAAATCTAAAGATATGTTTCCAGAATATAACTCGTTTAAAAAATATCCTTGGAATAAGGCAATCTTAACTTATCGTCAACATATTATTGCTCATATCTTATTATGGAAAGCATATAATACTGTTTCTCAAACATTATCAATACTAAGAACAATCAATCAAAAACACACAAAACATTTATCATTAAAATCAATCAATTCTAAACTAATATCTAGAATAAAGCAAGACCTTTCAGATAAGAGAAAGGGGGTTTATACCAGAGGATATAAAGAAGATGGAACCCCAAACGTATTACCAGAAACTAGACAAAAACTATCAAAACTCAAAACCGATTTCTATTCTATAGAAGAAAATAGAATAAAACAAAGCATCGCTTGTTCTGGAAGTAAAAAATCAGACACTACAAAAATGTCTTCATATTCAAAAAATCGTCCAGAAACTCATAACAAAAATTTAGCAAAATCTATACAAAAATATTATGATGATACAAGAAAAGAAGGAAAATATTTAAAAAGAATTAAAGACGGAATTTATATTACTCCTTTTGGAATTTTTACTTGTATTTACGATTTTGCTCATTATTGTAAAAACCCTGATAAACCATTCAATTCTCACCACACAAAAAAGAACCCTAAACTCAACAAAAATATAATAGGAAAAACTCCAAGAGAATTGGGATTCTTTTTTATTGAAAAAACTAATCCTTTAATCGAACAATATTATGATAATCTAAATCAAGTTCATCTACCCGAACCCAACCATCCTCTCTGGTCTGAATTAAATGATTACCTGTCACAACAAAAACTTCTCCCATAAATTCTAATTCGTATAAATCTTGACTATCTTCCGATTTAATCTTTTCTATCGGGTTATATGTTCCATCGTCCGATAGAACTTCATCTCCAACATTAAGAAGTTCTATCGGAAGTAATCCATTTTTAGTATTAACTAAAGTTCCTTCAGCAAAACAAGAAATTGGTAGTCCATTTTTAGATTTTCCATAAGAAAGAATTGGAGTAGCAAAACTTAACCAATGTTTAGAAGCATAATCATATAATCGTTGAGCGTGTTCAATATTAGAACCAAATGACTTTGCTACAAAAGCAAACCTTTGTTGAGGAGAAATTTCCGTTTCTGTCATATATGATTCTTTTAACCTTTTGATTCCTAATTCATCAAATAAATTATCTCTTTCTGGATTTGTTTTGATACCAAGATATTCTTCCATTTTACCCTTCCTTTCTTATTAATTTCGGTTTTTTATTTATTATTACCAATCTGATACCCCTACAATCGGGATTTTTAATTCTCCATAAATTCCATTTATCTTTGTTTCTATAACCATATCAAGCGTGTATCCAATCTCGCAAGAATAATAAATTAATTTAAAACTTTTGGATTCATGTAGATCATATTCTGGAAAATTTCCAATAATATGCATCATTTTAGTTAAATCAAATTTATTTAAGTATATTTTACATTCGCTCATAATTTAACCCTTCTATATTACAACAATCCTGATAGAATCCATTTGCTTCAAATATAAGTTTTTTAATTTTTAAATCCATTCTTTACGTCCCATTCTTCTAATTTAATTAGATAAGGATATTCATCACAGGTTATGTGTTTACTATAACTTTTATAATCTTTCATTGCTGATTCTGGACTATCGTAAGCCGCAATTATAGTAAATCTTCTTGGTTTGATAAATCTATGTTCTTCTAGCAACAGATAAACCTTATCATTCATTATAGATCGCCATCTTGTCTATTTTCCGAATAATGAACATCGAATTGTCCAGCAGGATACCTATTAATCAACTTATTAACGTTTTCTCTGATAACGTCATTTGGATCTAAATCCAATGCACGACAAGCATTAATCCAATACCAAGCAATATCCCCAAGTTCTCTATATAGATGATACTTGGTATCTTCATCCAAAGGTTTTCCTTGAAACAAAACCTTTTTAACAATTTCGTCGAACTCACCACCTTCAGAAGCAAGTCCAATACCAGCAGTCAATAGTAGCGGAATATTAGCAACCTTTTGGTGTTGTAATTCCTTTACCCTATTGATAAAGAATTCTACGTCATTAGATTCATTAGACGTTACCGAAGCAACAAACTCTTTATAACGATTTAAATCAACTTTACTTGCCTTATTCATATTTTATTCACCTTTATTAAATTTATACTCAATATCTGCCCTATGTTGTTTCCAACCTCTAAAGTTTTTATGATATTCTTTATCTTTTGTTGGAGTTGCTTGATGTTCTGTTGGAGAAGCATGAATTGGTACAGAACCAACCAAGTCATCGTATAATTTAAAATCTTTATCTTTTGATGGTTTTTTTCCATCATGAGTTAGATAACTCACCCTAGCACATCTTGCTCCCGACATTTTAATACAATCAACCATAAGATTATTACAAATTTCGTTATCTGTAACGTAAGGTAAATGCCAATCCCCATAATTCAATTTTGTAGGGACTGAATTAAGATATTCTCCATACATTTCACAAGTAAGGGCATAAATTTCTGGTTGAGCATCGCTATGCATTCTTAATTCAAAGAAATTATCCCATTCAGTAGATGTTACAATAGTCTTAGTCCACATCCAAGGTTCAATAATTCTATTAGAAATTTGCTTATGCAATCCAATTTTATTTAAAGCATAAGCAACTAAACAAGCAGGGTATCTAGCAAAACTCCAAAGAAATTTAGCGATTGACAGTTCCCCGCCAGATAGTTCTTCTTTTGCTTGCATCCCGGGTTGATTCTTACCCCAAAAAACTGGAATAACTGGGTCAGAAATAACATCAGCAATCATTTTCTTAACTGGGATTGCTCTGGATGAAGCGGAATTTCTAGAAAATACTCTATGTGTGTTGAACTCAGATAAAATGAACCTACAATAACGAAGCTCGAAAGTTGTTAACCTAACCCCTAAAGGAGAGATACTATCGCAAATAATTTTAGCACTAATTCCGCCATTATCATTCTTTTTAGACATATTTAAACCCATTCTCTTTTTTTGTTTTATTAAAATTATACCCAATCATTTCTAATTCTGAAACTAAAAAATATAATGATTTTCTATTTTTTCTTATTTTCGTATTTAAATTATCAAAAAAACTAATATCACAGTTATATTTTTCACAAAATCTTCTCGGACTATTAAAAATACCTAGAGGAGTTTCTATCATTTTATCAGTTTTGTTTAAAATTGTCAATGAAGTTTTTAGGTTTAATCTACCAAACTTCCACCCATCTGGTAAACAATCAGTTATTTTGTTTATCATTTTTGAATCTACTCCATTATTGATCCAAACAAAAGGTGTTCCTATAGTATAATTCTCAGGAATATTATTTTTATCAATTTTTAAAACAATACCAGTTATATTACAATAACAACTAATTTTACCTACATTCTTATCATTTCCTTTATTAGCATTTGGGTTTCCTTTAACATATCCCACCGGAGGGGTATCAAAATTTTTTATGGAGATAACTTTTCCAGTTTTTGGGTTATGGTAATAAACATTATTTTTATGCATACCAGAAAACTTTTTCTTAGTTTCTGGAGAAGAACCTTTAATCCAATTATCGGGTTGAGCACCCTTTTCATAAAATTTTGAAATTCCCGTCAAGGGATCATAATATTTTTCTTTATTTTCGTTTGGACAAACTCTACCAGTAAATTTTTCTTTACATAATTGGGAATTGTACTCTTTTAATAAACTATATACCCAAGAATTTATTTTATAATTTCTATCTTGATTTCCATTAGAAACTCGCATACATATAAAAGCATATTTTAATTTATCATCGTCAGACATTTTAGTTAAAAGAAGATGGCAAATGAAATGCTCTCTAGCAGAGAGTTTTATCAGGTTTTCTTTATCATCTGAACCCCCTAAACATTTTGGTATTATATGATGATTTTCAGTATATCCATCATAAGTTTTATTCTTTGAATTTTCTACAATTGAAAAATAGATTTTTTTATATTTGTTTTCTTTAAACATAACGGACCTCCTTATCCATTATTTATAATGACAGAAGTTTTAAGTAAACTCTGCTAAAATAAACCTTGGATATTTCAGTTCGAAAGTCGTAACCCTAACACCTTCTGGTGAAATACTATCTTTAATAATTTTTGCTTCAATCATTAATTTTCTCCACATCTACTCCTATTTTTTTCAAATATTTTTTTTCCAAGAATTTATAATATCCAGTTTTCATCAATTTCTCTCTAGAGAGATTTAGTATATCGTTTCTTTGACCTATTATTATGAGATATTTACTATTGCTAGTATTAACGCTATTCATAAATTGCGGATTGTTAACATCATCTACAAAATATTGATAATCTCTAGAAATGCTATTATAAAAATCAATTAAATAATTTGCTATCGTATAAGTTAATACATTATTAATATCAACAAACATAAACAGTTGTTTTGAACTTCTTTCTCTTTTCAAAACTTGTATCAGTAACATTTCTTCTGATTCAATTATATCAAACAGAATTTCCGCATTTTTAGCAAACGGACAAATAGGAAAACCATTTAACTCTTTTCTTGGAGTAGAAACAAATTCTTTCCAAGAATTAAGATGTTCTAGCACTTTTTCCAATTATTAAACTCCAATTCTGCGCGCAACCCCTCAAACGTATTTTCTTCTATTATACGTTGAATTTGAGGTTTAGTAAATCCATTCAATACCGCTTCATTTATATCTTTACCATGAAAACTAGAAGGAAATAAACAAACCCTAAACCCTTTATCTATCGCTTTCTTTATTTGTTTCACAATACTCGTATTTCTGGGTTCATTATCAAACACCAAAACCAATTTTTCTTTTCCCAAATATTCAGCAACGGTCAAATTAGAATCTGCAGTAGCAATAGCGTTTTTGAGAAACATAGAATCTACTGGACCTTCTGTCACATATATTGTTTCTTTTTTATTTAACCTATCTAAACCAAATATTTTCGGTTTATCTTCATCCAATTTTATTGTAATATACCTCAAAGGGTTTTTATTCAAAGCTCTCCCCTGAAGAGCGAAAATATCACCATTCTCGTTCCTAAACGGAATAACAATTCTGGGATCGTTATCAACCAATTCTTTTTCATAATCTGGTTTAATACTTATTACGAAACTTTTAAAGTCTTCAGCAAAATAAAGGTCTTTATGTTGACCTTTTGGTATTTTTCTTCCTAGGATATAACGTTTTGCGGGATTATCTTCAGACAAAGAACTAATAGCAGGAATATTTAGCGTGGGGGTTTTGTTAAAAACTGGTTTTTTGAATTCTACCGTTTTTGGTTTTGAATAATTTCCGTGTTTACTTGATCCAGCAGAAAATCTTTCCAAAGAATATTCTTTAGCTAGGAAAGGGTCAAGATATTCTAATACTTTATAGAAAGTTGTAGAAATTTCACAATTAAAACAGCGGAAGAAAAGGTTGTCTGCCTTTTTATAAAAGAATCCTCTTTTTTTGGATTTCTTTTTAGCAGAATCTCCACAATATGGACACCTGCAATTCCAAAGGTCTTGTTTCTTTTGAACGAAACCGTCCAATTTTACAGAAAGCAGTTTCAGATATTTTGTGTCAAGATAGAACATAACGAAAATGAAAGGTTGTAAAAGTTCTATTCTACCCCTATTACGAGAAAAGTAAAATTAAAAAAAAGCTTTACTTTTTATAAAAATAAAAATAAGATAAGTATGTACCCCGGTTGATCTATAGATATTAGAATTCTTCTACTTCTTTAAAAGCTCTAGTACAGTCTACTCCGTTTATACAATAAGAAAACCTTCTATCGTAAGAAATAGTTATAGTATTTTTAATTCCAAAAACTTTATTAATTTGAATAGGTATTCTATTTTCGTCATTACAAGCGCCATTTTCACTGCATAACGTCAATTCGATTATACCAAATAAACCGTCTACTTTATCAATAGATATTACTTTAAATTTTTCTGCCTTTTTAGGCTGTATTGTAGTATTTTCTATAACTAAAAAACTACCGTTTATATCAGTGTCGTGTATATTAACTATTAAATCTCCAATCGAAGATCTCCATTTTCCTTCTACATACCTTAATAATTTTTCTCTTGTTTCTGATTGTAAAAGGTGCAATTCTTCTTCTGTTATTGCGTGCCTTCCGATAATGTTTGCTGGGGATAATATTTCTTGCCAGAATAAACTTCCAAAAGCTCCAATTAAAATGCCAATACAAAAAAATGCTATTTTTATTCTAAGATTGAGACAGTTGGTTGATGAACTTTTACCCTTTAAAATCATTTTAACCCCTTATTATTATATTCTTCTAATATTTTTTTAACTACTTCTTGAGAATTCTCTATTCTCATAGTATTTGATTTTTGTTGATTTATAATAACAGTATTCCACAATACACCCAAAAAGGCTGTAAGTATGAAAGCAACCAGAGCAAAAACGATTTTTCTAATTAATCTCATTTCAGGCATCTCCTGTCTGAGAGAATCAACCATTTCTTCAAGGTCTTTTAGTCTGTCTTCGAAATCGTCAACAGATTTTTTACTTCTTATTTCTTCTTTTAATTTTTCGAGTTTATTTAAAACTTCGTTATATGAAGAATCCATCCTATTCAAAGATTTTTGATTCTCCAATAAGTCTCTTTCTAACACGAAAACCTTTGACCAAAGTTCTTGAGGATTGTTCTGATCCAAAGTAATATTCCTTTATTTTAGGCGTTTTTATAGTCAATAAAGGGAATACTCCCCGGAAACATTAATTTTATATAATTATTTATTATTCTTTAAAATTGAAAGGTATTTATTATATCTAACTTTTCGGTCAGCTAATTATTCTTATTTTTACAATTATCGCCATGCCATCTTGAATAATTCCTAATATCAATATGTTTTCCGCAAAATTCGCAGGTTTTCTTTGGCGCGTTTAATATATTGATTCTCATAATTTCTATATGAGAATCACTTTTTTTCTTTCCTGATAAAGCTCTTGATATCGCTGCTCTACTATCATTTCTTTTAGAAGGATTATTTTCTCCCTCCATCAATTTAGAATGATCTGGTCTTGAAATTCCTTTTAATTTTGAAGGCTTTCCTCTGTTTGGTGAAGGTTTATTCCACATATGGTTCAAACAGCCAGTTTGAGATTCTGAAAAGGCTTTTCTGGCAATTTCAAATTGTTTTGAATTGAAATTTCTTTCTTGACTTTTATTTTTGCTTTTGGTCATTTTGTGGAAAGCTAAAGCACTCGGTCTGGTTTTATAGTGTTTCCATAATAACCAATGAGCAACAAAATGTTCTCTTGCTGTCAATAATACCAAATTATCTTTTGAATTATTTCCACCCAACCATTTTGGAATAATATGATGCTTTTCAAAATATTCTGTTCCGCCCTTTTTCCTACCAATTAATTTTTTGGAAGAAATTAATTTTTCGTAATGTTTCAAATAATTCATATATCAAGGTTTTAATATTTTTAGATATTTTTCAAATTTAATTTTTCTACTTTGAAGTCCATTTGTGCCGCCATTAATTTTTTTAGTCATACCAGTAACATCGTTTTTATCGCAATAACGATTTAGATTATTTGTTGACCAGTACCAACAGGCAGACATAATTGCAATTTTTTTATCCTTTAATATTAAGTCTGGATCACTAACTAATCTTAAATCGTTATATAAAAATTTAGAACAAGCAGTATAATTAGTTTTCCCGGTACATTGAATTGGTCCTCTCCCTCTGAATTTATATCCATCTCCTGAAGCAGAAGAACCGTTTCCCATTCTATTAGCATATACTCTATTTGCTATTTTTTGGGGGTTTTTTGCATAAGAACTCGCCGCAGCAACAGAAGCAAAATATTTAGGAAAGGTCTTTCTCAATCCTGCCGCAGAATAATAAAGATTTTCTTCCATAACGGTATAATCTAAACATTCATGGCAAGTTTGTGCCAAAAATCCAGCAACTCTTTCTGGAGTATTAATTCCATATTTTGGTAAAACGTCATATATTGCGTCGTACCATTCTTTTTCTTGTGGGTTTATTAATATTTTCGAAAACTTTTCAAAAGTGAAATCGAAAGTATAAAGATTTTTATTTAAATCTTTTATATCTTCCCTAGTTACTATTATGTTATCAGCTTTGAGCTTATCTGAATTTTCTTTTTGTATCGGTTTTAACTCTGGAACCTTTCCATCCAATGCATTTTGAAATACCTTTTCTTCGTATGTAGTAGGAGATTTGAAAATAGATATTATTTTTGAAAAAATGCTCATATTCTAACCCTCTGTTTTACCATAAAAATAAAGGGTTAGAAATACGTCTAACCCTTACGTTGATATCTAATTCATATTTTGGTTTATTTTAGTTCTCTTAACTTATAAGCAGTAGAATTACAAAGAGAAAGGATTTCGTCGATAATGTTTTGAATTTCAGAAACGTCAGAAATCATTTGTCTATTTGAATCTATCCATTTGGTTAGATTTCCAACAACGCTTAGACCATCAGGAGAAGATTCTTTAACGTTCGGAAACATTTGGAACTTTCCGTACCTTCCAATATAAGATTCAGCAAAAGAATCAACCAAAGGAATAATACCGTCGTAAAAATCGTTTAATGCTATATGAGCCGCATAACTTGGGGTCATAAGGTGAGCGAAATGTGCGGCATTTCTAGCTGCAAACGCTCTGGCAATCAATTCTGCGGCTTTTGCTGATGGGTCTTGTCCATCAATAGCTTCTTCTAAGTCTAGTTCTTCTGTAATTTCTCTAAAAGTGATCATACCTTTCTCCTATTATTTAATCTTTTTCTTTTGAAGATTCCTACCATAACGTTTTTAGGTCCAGGAGGTTCTTCTCCAGGAGCAACCCCGGCAATACCAGCAACTCCAGTAAATTCGTTAATTATTTCTTCAAACTCTTTGATAAGTTTCTTTTTGTAGTTATTCTTTTTCATAAAGTTCTTAGTTTATTTGCTATATTGAAATCTATTGTTATATCAGAAGATATAATATTTTTACCTTCAACATTAAAAACAACTTCTGGCATACAATTTAAATATACCAAAAAAGTTTTTAATGGAGAATAATTTTTTTGACCCAATTTCAAAAACAACATTTTTGTACATGGTTCTGTATCGAAAACATTATATGTTGATATAATATGATTTAATATCAGCCTTTCTTTTAAATCCCCATATATAATATACTTTTGAATCAACCTTTTAGTATATTTTATGCGCTTTAAATCGGAAAAAAATTCTTGTTCAATATAATGCGGCGAAATGTAGTGTCTCGCCGCATACAACAAAAAATTATCATGAGTCAAATTATCATCAAGCATTATAAAGGTGTTTCCTTATTTTTCTCCCTTTTCGAGAGAATATTTTCCTTTTTTTGCTTTTAATACAAAATTTCCTTCAGAACCTTTAAATTCATCGTGAACGTTTACTGACCTATTTACGCCCAATAACTCTTTTCCGACGGATTGTTCGTTTTCTTCAGATTTATCTTTAACTGGATGATTTAACCCCAATTTTTTGGTCTGAACCTTAGTATGAATTTCATCGTGAAATTGTTTAAAAGATTTCATTATTATACGCCAGTAAAGTAGGGTAGACCAGAATTTGTGTCTAATGCGGTTTCTTCAGAAAGTGCAACTAAAGTCTCTGCTTGAACTCTATTCGCTCTACCACCCATAACAACAGAGAATACTAGATTAGCGTTATTTGAACCGGCTGGAGCAGCGATGGTTGGTGTACTTTCGTAATTTGATCCGCCAGAATTTAGAATAATAGAAACGTTATTGGTGCCTAGAACCAATAACCTAGCGTTTGCAGTAGTATTAGCGGTACCACCACCAGTAATCGTTAAAAACCCGTTTGCAAAAGTGTCTGTTGTTACAGTACCTTTAGAAACAGTGATTTCTTTGATAAACCCAGTTCCTTGAGTAATATTAACCCAACCGCTATGAGCAACACCCTTTCCGCTACCGAAAGTTGCGTTTGCTAATCTGGTGTCTGTTGCCATATATAAATTGGTATTACCAGGAGTATTTGTTTGTAGAACTTTTGGTTCGTTATTTGCAAAATCTTTATTTCCCCATGCTGACATAATCGTATTCCTATGAAAGTTAATGAATTTATTATTATTTATTATTTTCTAATTTTCAATCATCATCTTCTTCGTCACCAACTTTAGGGTTAATGACTATAGAATCTTGTTTATTCAATTTTATTTCTTTATTTTTGAATTTATCGTAAACTTTTTGGGTTTTTGGAGAAAGTTCGACAACGCCTTTATTTTTTACGTTTTTACTTACCGTTTCTTGTCTTACGTCCATTTCTATTACCAATTCTTCTCTATATGTTGTTGTTTGCTGTTTGCCCTTTTTTGGAGATACTACTGACATACCTTTTGGTATTGCCAAAAACCCCCTTTTACCCAAAGATTTATGAAATGTTGCTCCAGCAAATTGGTGAACATCCCTACCAGAACCCAATGCTCTGATTAATTGACGTTTAATTGCTTCCCTTTTCTTACCTCTTCCGACGTGGTATTGGGATTTGTGCCACTGACCGACGTCTAAACGGGTAGAACGTTTTTTATCACCACCCTTTATCAAACCCCTTTTATATTCTAAAATCATATCTTCTGAAACGTTCCTTTTTGCTTCTTCGGCTTGACGTTTCATCCTTCTAAATAATTTCCATTGTTTATATGCAGAACTATTAGATATTTTCTCAAGTTGTTTTGCGGACAGTTTGTATGGATCCCTTCCAGTAAAAGAGATATATGTTCTTAGAGGTGATACTCTTTCTTGTAGAAGGAAATAGTCTTCTAACAACTTTTCTTTTAGGTTCATTTCTTATTCCCGAAAATTATTCGTTTTGTGGATTTCCAAACAATTTCGTCTGGGTTTTTCTTTGCTGAAGAATTAAACTTCTTATTGTATTTTTGTTTATCTTTTGAAGGAGAGAATTCAACTTTATCTAATTTATCAATATCGTCTTTATTAGAAAAACTCATTCCAGTTAAAGAATTTAAAGTTTCTGGGGAACCGATATCTTCAAAATTATGGACAACATTACTTTGCCCAGACGCTCTAATATCATATTCATTATATCCATCTGGTTTTAACGTGCTATGAGAATAAAAACTTTTAAATTTCTTTTTATCGTCTTTTATTTTATCTTTATCTAACATGAACTTATTATAAACGTAATCTTTCGCTTTATTAATATGTTTTTCTGTTATATAATTTATAGGATTAATTAATCTCTCTACGAATGATTCTAATTCTTCTACATTTATCGCGTTATATTCGGAGTTATTATCAAAAACGTAAAAACTATCAAATAACCCTTCGAAAACCCAAAGGTTTTCTTTAGAAGATTTGAACCTTTCATTTCTTAAATCTTCAGAAATATGTCTTATTGATAATCTACCCCTTGAAACAGCATTTTCTACGTCAACAAATATCATTGATGTTATATGGGTATTTTCTAATATTGACTTAATTTCTAATATTTTCGATTCTTCGTAAGCATTCCCTTTCACTATAAAATTATTTTCAACATTATGTTTTTTGATGTTTTTAATAAGCTGTTCTATAGTATATTCTTTAATAGAATACCTTTCAGAAATATATTTTATGGCGACGTCTTTACCAGAACCAGGACCACCAATAATAAAAATAGCATTATTCATATTAACCTAATATCCACTTAACCTTTTCAAACGTAGTAGAACATTCTTTTAACGGTTTGCTTCTTTCTTTAATTTTTTGCATCAAACCTTTCGCGTCTTCGTGAGAAAAGTTTGGATGTAATAATTTTTTGAATTGTGCAACGTGTTCTGGATTATTATGATCTAAAGATCTTGCGGTTTGTCTCATTACGGAACCAGAAGTTTTCCCTCTTGGGTTTCCAATAAATTTGGCAGACTCGTAATCCATTCGGAGATCACCACCTCTTTTATTCCCTTGTTCGTCCACCGATTCTGGAAAAGAAGATTTATTATATTTATCAACTAATCCCTTATAACTATCTATAGAACCACCAGCAGAAGATTTAGATTTAACGCCTTCTTCCCCTTCTCCCGCATGAACTGTTATATGAACTTTTCTACCTGGTTTCTTTAAAGAATGCCAAGTATGGACTAACGCCTTTAATGGGTTCTTTGTGTGTCTATCAGTCCCAGCAACAAAAGAATCAGCCTTTTCTGGATATAATTTCTTTAATTGAGATATTTTTTCTTCAACCGTTAATGGATCTTTGTCTGTAGTTTTTTCTTTTGACTCCGGACCCATAACGTAAACTCTATGAGAATGTGCTGGAGTATCAAAAACTCTATTCAAAAGTTTATGATGTTCCTCTGTAGGTCCAGTAAACCTCCCAGCAGCAAATACCACATGATGGTGTTCTTCTTCCGATTCTTTTAGTCCAGAATCTTCGTCTGTTGGAGCGGTGTTCTTTTTAAATTTGGATTTTGCATTATTTGGGTCATAATATTCTTTTCTCTTTTGATTTACTTCTGATTCTATAGCAGAAGATTCTCCAGGAAAATGTAATTTTAAATGATTCCAAGCAGCGTCTTTTGCCGTTTTATCCATTTCTGGATCATTACCCAAAGACTGAGAAGAATGGTGCCACAATTTATTAGCAAAAGTCTTTATAATTTTTCCGTGATGTTCTTGAGGAAGATGTTTTTTTATGTGATCTATAACCCCACCAAAAGAACCAATATCTTCATGATCCTGTTCGGAACCTTCTCTATTAAACATTGATTTATAAATTGTTGGAATGTCTTTAGTGTAAGAAGCTCCTTTTGAGGGTATTTCCCTCACTATTGGCTTTCCACTTTCATGGGTTCCAATATTTTCCCATTTTTGGCGTAACCCTTTATCCACGGAAAACGTGTGTGGCGGCACTTCTGCTTCTTCTTGGGTTTCAGTTTTCGCTTTACCTCGCCCTTTCATTGAAGAAATAATTGAAGGTTTAGAATGGGCGTGAAATGCTGATTGGATTAATTCTTTATGAAAGCGACCTTTTATACCATGCTCCATATCTCCAATATGACTAGAATGAGCCAATTGCTCGAATTTAGTTGGCTCTTGAGATTTTTCGTCATATTCTACGGGTTCAAAATCTATTTGGTGGTGTTTACCCGTATCTAAATGTTGTACCACTGCATGAGTTTGGTTCCCTGTAGTTCTTGTGTGTAAAACCTTAAATCTCCCATGAGTATCTCCGGGTTTTAAAAACTGGTTCAATTTTTCTCTATGTTGTTCTGGAATTTGAACGTCAAAATCGCCGAGTTTTGGTTTAATTTTTGTAAACTTTTCTGTTGGAATATTCTTATCCATATAAGGTCTAGCAGAACCGGAATAAGCAGACCCGGTTTTTAAAGAATTTCCAAATAAAGAATGACCGTGTTGCTTTTGTACGCCTTGGTCTATAGAACTAAAAAAATCATGAAAGTGCCCAGAATGGGTATCCCTATTATTAGTATCTACACTATCAGAAGTTCTTGTACCTTTAGAAGCGTCATTTGCGTCTACTGGATATGGTAGATTTCCACCTTCAGAAATGAATTTTTTAAATCTAATCATTTTATTGATTCCTTTGATTTTTTTGATCTTGTTTGAAACTTTTAAAAGCAGAAGATTGAATTTTTATTCTTCCGTTTGGTGTGTGAAATACGTCCCCTTCCGATTCTCCTTCTACTTCCCAATGTCTGGGTTTTACGCCAGAAGCGTGTTGCGATAGTTTACTTTCCAAAGAAGATTTGATAGAGTTCAGCTTTATCTTTTCTTGTTCTTTTGCTTCTTTATCTGCAGATTTTCTTGACTTTAATAATTCTGGATTAATTTCAGAATGAGCTTTCTTTTCATCAGAAACGTCTATATCAAAAGAATTTCCTTCTGATTTATCGTGATCGAACGTCACGTGGTGATCGCCCAACTTTTCAATATCTTCTGGTTTATGTGTGGAATTTTCTGGGAGTTGGTGATGAAGAATAAACATTCCAGACTTACCCATAGAATTTGGGTTATAAGAAGTATTTACGAATTTGATACCCTTATCGGTTTTTTGTCCAATTCCCCTAAGGAAAAACTCCCCTTTAATAGAAGAAGAAAGTCCTGATTCGTGTCTGGACTTCAAATAAGACATTAATTTTGGGTTATTGACTAACCTGTGATGTAGGTCGTCATATTGAGAAGAAACAGAAGTATCGGCGTCTGCCCCCCTTTTGTTTCTAGTATATGCAGAATAATCTCCAGCATTTCTTATTTTATCTGAATTTGCCGAGCGCGTATATGGACCTTCTTCGTCATACCCAACTTCGCCGGCAGCACCATCAGTTTTTCTGGTAGAAACACCAGACAAAACTTTACCTTTAAGGAGATTTCCCAATTTTTCGTGGTTTAAATCTCTTAAATTATCCAATCCTTGTCGAAGTTTTTGTTCTAAAATAAATTGCTTAAAAGATAACATTTTAAAATACTTGGATTAATTACAATAAAGTATTTATAATTATTTTAATCTATATGTAATTCTCCCGTTGAAGCTACATACCCCTCGCAATGAATTTTGTCGAATTCGATAAGATGTCCTTTATTGATATTAACAAAATGTGCGTGCTCAGTATCAATTCCTTTATTTAACAATTCAAAATTTTTTTGTAATGTGATTAAATAGTCATCTAATAAAGAAGGACAAAACGAAAATAATCTTGTTATTAACAAGTCTGTTGCTCCAGAAGCGTTCTGAATTTCTTTTGGTAACCAAGAGGGAATTCTTTTTCTAAAAACATATTTACCAAACAATCCTTCGTAATCATTAATATCAAACGTTTTTTGAAGGTTATACCTTCCGCTTAATTTGAAAATTCGCTTGACAGAATGGAACAACTTCATTAATTCAATATTTTGCTTGAATTGGTATAAAGTATTTAATAGCAACACCGTTTCCGCTTGACTTTTTAATCCTTTATCTCCAAATTCTGTCGGACCGATATTTAAGAATATATCAATATATCCCTCAAAAGGTTTTAAATCTTCTTGGGTAATTGAATCTGAAGAAGAATCTGCAAAAAGGATTATAGAATTTGGAACCCTTTTTATACTCTTAAATGTTTCTAGCGTTTGGTTTATCCTAGTTGAATTATCGAAAATTCCAATTTTGGGTTTTAATGAAGAACTTACTATAAACAAATTTTTATCTGGGATCATTATAGGTAGTCTCCCAAATTATCGGCATCTCTGAAAACGTTAATCGCCTCTGCTCTTGGATATGGGTTGGCGTGGTTATAGTCATTAATTAATAATCTTCTAGCGTTTTGTAATCCATAGATACATTGAAACTCAGTAAACCCTAAACTCTTTAACATTTTTTCCGTGTCTTGTTTGGCAATTTCTGGTCTTGCTGTTGTGAATATAAACTGTGATCCCTTATTATAAAATTCTAACAACCGTTTAACATTATTTTCGATTATTGTTGGTTGTAAATGCCAATCTCCATGAGATTGAGCTTTTACTATAGTCCCGTCAATGTCGCAAAATATAACTGGTCTATCGTTATATTCAAACCAATCTTTGGAAGTCCCTACGTCGATATAATTGGAAATGGACTTTTCGGAAAATACTTCTCCTTCTTGAATACAATTTTGTATCACATGAGAAACGAAGAATTCTGAATTTATCTGAATCTTTTCAAAAGAATCGCAAAAGAGTTTTGCAGACTTAAATGCATACCCTCCAACACAAAACGTGTCAGAAACAACTTTCTTTTCAATGATGTTCTGAACTATGCCTTGATCATTAGAGATGGTAAAACTTTTAGAATATAATTTCTTTAATACTTCATGTTCTGATATTCTAGAAACACAAACGTAATTATCAAAAGTGAGTTCGTGATCGAAAAAACTATCACAATCTTTTATAAGGATGGGAGAATTTAAATCTATGTTCGCTTTTTTAATAATTTGATATACAGTATCTGCCGGACCTCTAGTTAATTCTTCTAATACAATTATATTAACTTTATCTCCAAGATAAGCCTTGATATGTTTCGTAGAGTTATACGTTTCTTCGTGCTCTTTCAATATACCAATAGTTATATTACAAGTATTCAAATAAGGGTTTATTGCCGATTGTAACATTATTTTCTTCTTGTAATCAGCAAGAAGATATTTTGGGCGCATATTAGGGAATCTTGAAGATAAACCTGCTGCCGGTACGATTATTTCCATAATTTATTGATCTCTCTTTTCAAGAATAATTTTTCGAAACTATTAGGTTTAGCGTGTTTATAAACTCTTAATAGCATTAATATTAGCAAATAATCATTATTTGCTTCTGGAAACTTGTTTAGTATTTCTTTTTCTATTTTGTTTAATTTTACATCTAAAGAAACTTTACTGTTTCGTAGAAACCATTTACATTTTAAATCTTGCCTAAGTTTAGCGATATCAAAAATGTAAGAATCATATTCTATAGAAACGGCATCTATTAAATAGAATTTTTTATCAGAACCATATAGAATATTTTCTAAAGTCAAATCTCCAAAATAATCACTTTGATGTAATTCTTTTGGTAGTTTTTCTATTAGGTCTTTCTTAGTAAAAGGTAGTTCGTCGAAGTCTATTTGTTCCAGCTTTTCTTTATATATGTTTTCGTAATTTACTAAATTTTTTTGGGAAGATAATTTAGTTAAAGTTTCTATTAAAAAGGAAATTAAGGTATTGATAGAATTATTTTCAAGGTACGTTTTCATATCCAAAGAAGGAATGTATTCAATATCTAGAACATTCCCTTCTTTATTATAAATTTTTGGTATATTAAATCCGCAAGAAATTAAATGAGATATTCTTTCGTAATTTCTTTCTACATTTTCTATTTTTCGGACAAAAGTTTTAGAATTTTCTTCTATTAACAAAACCGTACTACCAGAAAACCCGTTTAATGCCTTTATTACAGTCATTTAGCCCATTTCTCGTAGTCTTCTCTAATCAAAGAATGCCAAGTGCCGTTATGAGGTCCAGGAGGAAAAGGGTTATTCATATCAACATATACAAGGTTTTCTCCAACCAAATTGTGATGTATAAGGTTTGCTTTTAACATTTCTTCTCCAATCATTTGAGTTCCTTGAGAATAATACTGATCAATATTTTCGTATGTGGACATGTATTTAATCATATTTTCCGCAGAAGAAAAGGCAAATTGGTCGTTTCCAAAATTTCTTTCTGGAACCATTCTACAATTAGGAATGTAAAGTTTATTGGTATGCATTTTCTCAAAGGCTATTTTTACATTAAGAGCATAATCGTATCTGGTCCTTATTACGAAATCGTAATTAACCCCAAATTCTTGAAACAATTTTTTAGATTCATTTATTGAATAAAACGCCGAAAGAGTAAATCTTGGTGGCCATTTAGAAGCGTCAGGAGTATTTGTATACTTTTTATCTTCTTGTTCTGAGAACTTGGGGTCTTCAAATATATAAGATTTTGGTTTGTAAAGGTTTAGTATTTTATGGTTAAGTTCAGAATTCCAAGAATGACAAAACACGTCAACATCATAAAAATCCAACAAATTGGTTTTGTAATAATTAAACGCCTTGGACAACCCTCTAGGTTGTCCAGACAAACATAAAGCAATTTTCATTTATAAAGCCTCACTGGAAAATTATATAAGTTAAACGGAACTCCGTTATTATATAGATTTCTTAATAACAACATGTGCGGGCAGTACCTTTCTTCTCTATGTATCCTTACATTTTCCGATCCGTATTGTTTAATTTTATCGAGGTAATACAAAAACCCTTCTTCAAAATCTGAAGAATGAATTTTCTGAAAATAGTCAAACAAAAAATAATGTTTTGCGTACTTAAATGGAGATATGCAAAAAATATCAGAAATTAAATTGTAAGACTCTTCAAATGGAACAGATATAACATCAGACAAAGATATTATTTTGAATACATTAAAAAAATCTATATCGTATCTACAATATATGAAATTATCGTATTCTTCTTCAATAAGGTCTAAGGCTTGTTTTCTTCCAAAATTCATTGATGCGTGATTGGATAAAATATCCATAGTAGAAGGTTTTGGGTTTGTAAACCTTATACTGGACTCTATAGATTCAAAATATGGCTTATAACAATCAAAATCTTCAACTAATATTTTTTGGGTTGAAGATTTTCAATAATATCATTAATTTCGCTTTCGTCAACAGACCATAAATGACAATATACGTCTAAATCATTTAAAGCGATAAATTGTTTAATATTTTCTTTTGTTTTACCAAAAGTTCTATATTGTCCAGAGAAAATTATACAGTTTTTCATTTGGTCTACTTATACCAATACCATACATCACATTCCGTAAGTAGAATACCTTTTTTACATTTTTCAGCAAATTCTGTCGCAGCCTTATTAACTCCAGAAATGGTTTGGAAATCGTGTCCAGAAAAAATGCCGTTATCTTTAACTTTAGAATAATAATTTAAACAATCTTTAGATAATTGTTCGTATGTGTGCAACCCGTCAATGAAAACGAAATCGAACGTTTTATCGCAAAAATCCGCAAACTTTTCGTCAGAAGTTGTTCGGTGTAAAATAAACCTTTCGCCGAACTTTTCCATTCTATTTAAAACTGAGTAATACATTTCGTCTCTAGATTTTAGAGAATTTCCATTCCAATCAACATAATCAATATATGGGTCAATAGAATGCAACACTAAATTTGGATTATTTTCTAAAAGGAAGAATGCGGTATCTCCAACATCACAACCTATTTCTAAACCAACAATTTCCCCTTTATTTTCTAGAAGCTCTAATAACCCAAATCCAGAACATTTGAATTGGTGTGTTGGTTTATTTTGTCCATAGGAGACAACTTCTGTATTGAATACAATTTCATCACTCATTATGCTTCTCCTCTATATTTAGCATCTAAAACTTCATTCCATTCAGGAACCCTATCATATTGGTGAACAATTACAAACGGAACGTTATCAGAATTAGAA